ACATTGAAGAACATCTTGTCATTCTCTGACTGAGCGCCAATTGGTTGGGTTACAAATATAAGAGCGTAAAGAATTCCCATTGTTGTAAACAAAAGGATTGTCCCAAGAACAATGCCAAGAATAAATTTAAGGCGAGCGTCTAGGTCAGATGGTGTTAGTCGTTGTTTACTCATTAGTTGTTTCCTCAATTGGTTCGTCAGTTGTTGTCACGTCTGTATTAATAAGGTCCTTTGTACATGTGCCAGTTGCTTCGCAGATGGGCGGATTGCACTCCGCCTTCTCCCAATTAGCAGGGTCCTGGCATGGGTAACGGTAGTGCCCATCATACCCACAGCCTGAAAGAAGGGCTGTTAAAGCCACTGCAATAGGAATTAGTTTTAGCACAGACCAATTATCAGTCCTGTTGGATGCCAAGTCTTTCTAAGTACTTCTCTTTTTCGGTCATCAGGTAATCTTCTAGGCGCTTGTACTGCTCTTGAGCCTTCTCTTCCGTTGCCTTTACCTGTTCTTCTGTTAACTCACCCATGGCATCCTTAAATGACTCTAATGCTAAGTCCAAATTGGTCTTTGCAAGGGCAGCATTAAGTTGTGCCTGCTCCCATAAAAATTCTGCGTGTTCGATTCTTCTTTGCTTTCTCTTATCCTGTGTTTTAGACATGAATTTCCTCTGGTATCGAGTCGTTAAACTCGGTTAGCGGAATTCTCCATGAACCTTCTGGTGCATACTTCCATTCGTCTCGCTGTACATCTTCCATACGAAGCCAACCATACACCTCTACCTCTGAGTAGTAGTCACGGTCAAGTACGCGTGCGCCCACGAGAAGGCGACCAGGCTTTATATCTTTAGGAAAGACTGGAATCTCATCACGGGTTCTAACGCTCTTTACTTCAACATGCGCACCAACATCAGGAATATGTTGGCGATAGACATGCTCTTCATTTGGATAGAACGGAAATGTTAGTGGCATCTTATAAAGTTTGGCTACAGCATACTCTGCAACGATAGTTCTAACGTTTGCTGCAATCTCTGGTTCCAGTTTAAACTTATTATCACCTGCATAGTTTGGGCGGTCAACACTGCCCCACTTCATCATCCAACGATTTAAAGCAATATCTGCACAGGCGCGTACTTCTTCTTTATTTAGGTTAACAATCATATAGGCCCCTACCTTTTGTGGAGGTAGGAGCCTATCAGACGTTTTGGACTACTAGATAGTCTTGAACTTAAACTTCTTAGCCATCTTGTTGTATGCCTTCTTGATGTCAGCAACAGCCTTTGTGAGGGCGGTCACTTGTGCAGTCAATTCGGCAATTGCTTTGTCAGAAGCAGCCTTGGCAACAGCAGCGTCAGCAGCAGCCTTATCGGCAGCGGCCTTAGCATCTGCAGCGGCTTTGGCAGCAGCAGCATCTGCAGCAGCCTTGGCAGTTGCAGCAGCAGCGGTTGCAATTGCAGCATCAGCAGCACGAGCCGTCTTTTCAGCGGCTAGGTCAGCCTTTGCTTTTGCAATGTCAGCAGCAAGACCTGCATTGATTGTTGCAAGGTCAGCAATATCAATAAATGCAGTCTTTGTTTTAGCGGCAGCAGCAAAGCCAGTCACATCAGTTGCAGTGACAGCAAGTGCTACAGCAGCACGTCCAGCAGTTGCTGGGAATGTTAGGGCGACTTCTGTTGTGCCGTCTGCTGCAGTAGCAGCGATAGTTCCAACAGTTAGACCAACAGCAGCAGCGGTTGGTGTTACGCCTGCAACAGCATTACCAAATGCATCGGTGACCTTTGCAATTACTTTTGTAGAGGAAGATGTATTAGCGCTAGCGGCTGGTTCAAATGCCAAGTTATAGGCTGCACCAGCAGTTCCCTTTACATAATAGATAAAGGAGTTGCCTTTGCTTGTGATAGTTACAGAGCCAAGAGCGGTTGTCTTTGTAAAGACATAGAAGTCAACGGTAGTTCCAGTTCCGGTGCTTACAGAGTATGAAGCAGCGCCTGCAGAGGCGGTTACTGGAGCAGTGGTGGTTGCAAGAGCAGGAACAATGAATGCGTTAACAGTAACTACTGAAACAACAGTTCCAGTTTCAATTCCAGTTAGTGCAAATTTAACAGCGTCTGCTGCATCTACAGAGTTATCTGCAGGAACAGTTACAGTTGCTGGTGTGTTAGCCACAGTAGCGGTTGTTACAGCAGTTCCATTTATAGACACTGCAATAGTTGGGACGTTTGCTGATGCTGGGGCTACTGAGAGGAAAGAACCTGCTAATGCTGCAGCAACTAGCAGAGATAGTTTCTTAATCAAGGAGTCTCCTTAGTTCGTGAATGAAAGATGGGCAGTTTTTGCGTGCTCATGCCCAGGAGCCTCTTATTAAATTGTGCTTGCGAAGGTTACTGGATATCTATGGTTCTTGGCTTCTTATGCTCAGGAATTTCTCGTTCTAAGCGAATTGACAGGATTCCATCTCTCATTGAGGCTGAGATGACCTTAACGTCATCTGCCAGAGCGAAGTTCTGTTCAAAGTCACGAGCGGCTATACCTTTGTGAACATAGTCAGCGGCATCAGAATCCTTCTTACCTGTAACAGTAAGTTGATTCTCTTTGTAGACGATGTCGATGTCTTCTTTAGTGAAGCCAGCGGCAGCAATCTCGATTAGATAAGTCTCTTCGTCATCAATCTGGATAATGTTGTATGGGGGATACGTTGATTTGCTTGCATTACGCAACTCCTCAAGAAGTTGGAAGTGTCTGTCAAATCCGACAGTCCAAGAACTTAAGAATGGATTGAGAAGTTGAAATGGGTCGGTTGGTTTATTTACAGGGTTTCCGTAATTGTAATCTGGATATTTTTTGTATTGCTTTTTAGATACTTCATAGGGTGTCATAATCTCTCCTTAGACGAGACTAGGTTTAATGGCTCCCGAATGGCAAGCCATATAAGTAACAATAGCAGACTGTGATTTATTTCACAGAAGTTACTTCTTGTACTGTTGCTCTATCTGAAACGGCCCAGAAGTATTTACATCTATCTTCTCAGCAACAGCCATGGCCTTTTCTGGCTTTACTCCGCCATATAAAGCGCCCAAAGCATATGGAGAACCAGAGCCAACGCCATAGAACCCTGCATCTGACATACAGACCGATAAGTCATCGGCAATATCAAATATCTGACCATTAGCGGCAACTAACAAATTGAACCTGGATTCACCAGATTTACCATCAGATTTGCCCTCATCAAAGTCGTAGCCATTAGTCTCTAGGCATTTACGAAGTGATGGCATCAATTTAGCAATAACAAAGTGATATGTATCTTTTCTATCTTTGGCAGTCATAGCAGGTGGATTCCATAGATGTTGTGCGATATCGCATGGTGCAACTTCACCAGAACCTGCAACAAGATAATCGCCGACCTTGCTAATCTTCTTCATATCTGGATGTTTGTAACGGCGCCCACCATCAAGTGTTACTTGATTGTCTGCCATAAACAAGCAGTGGTCCTCGTATTGGACTCCAATGATTGTTGTCATGGTCTTCCCTTCGCTTAGGGCTAAGGATACCAAATGGCCCTAGAGGGACTCCAACCTAAAGAGATGTCCGTTTTGCGCCCTTTGAATGCTTTTTCTTCCTTGTATAGACCTTCTTAGAGGGAATGGGGGTAGCAGCGCTAGAGCGCCTCAACTCCTGGACCTTCTTGACCCTGGCAGGATTGGGGCTCTTCATCCCTCTTCAGCCCAACGTTTGCGTCTCTTTTCAGGGGTCTCTTTAACTCTTTCAAGGATTTTATTGTCTGTAACTATAACGGGATGATTATGCATCGCCTCTAAACTTTCGACCTTGAAGCCCTTCTTAGATACATAGATATTGGGGATATCTTTTGCAAGACGCAAGTTCTTCTTTACTGGGTCATTTCTCCATGGCTCTGTCTCTGCATGCATTTCCTTTGCATCAACAGGACTGACTTTGTAGAGATAAGTAAATAATGACTTTGGGTCTCTAGTGTAGTCGCGTTCAGCATCTAGGTGCGAGAAGTTATCTGCATACGCTCTATCTGTCGTAGCGTGAGCATGGTCCATCTCCATTGGCTTAATAATATCGCCCTTGTTAAATGGATGACTAGAACCATGAAACAATGGTTGAGATAAGTTATCTGATGCGCTCATGCCTTCATCTCTCTAGGCGGGTTGTACTTACGGGTACGTGACTTCAATTGTGTGCCACTGTTTATATTATCTTTCACGTTATAGACACGACGGTGCTTAGTAACACCAGTTACTCTAACCTTTGCGCCCTCTTGAACTGGGACCTCCTTCTCACCAAATGGGTCCTTGTTTCCAAAGTTTGCAAATCCTCTATCACGTAGTCGAGTAAAGTCAGTCTCTACAGCAGATACAGGAATCTGGGCATGATATGTCTCGCCTCGTTCCCAATTAGGCCAGTGGATATGCTTTGTAGCGAATTCGTCGGCCTTGTCTCTGTCAGCAGACCAGTGCATGCCCAACTCGCCCTTGTCGACTGTCTCTTTACCTTTGAAGCGCAGGCCGCGATGTGCCTCAAAGAACAACTCGTTAG